GTGATATGTAGTTTTGCATTTGTGCCATTTGTCCTTTTCTTTGAAGAACACCTTCTTTGTCAAAGATTTCGCTTTTCTTTAAAACCTCGACGTCATCTACCAGACCTAATTTATAAGCATCAAGATACATATTGTATTCAGCTACCTTATTGCTTGGTAAAGTTGAACCTGATATTATGCGAATGTCGTGCTGTCCGATAGTTATATCGTTTTCAACAGCGGCAATCGCCTGTGATTTATCATCATACAATTTCATATTAACAGAAAATTCTGTTAAATCGTTGTTTGGTTGTACAATTCTAAAAGTTTTTTGGAATTTATAGTGGTCTTTAGCTAAGTTATATATTACCTGACCTGTTTGAGCTAAAGAAGCTTCAATGTCTCTTAGCTTAGATTTTCCTCTAGACTCTCCCATTTCAGAAAGAAGCATTGTTCCTCTTACTGATTCAGGAGCTTGGTCTTTAAATCCCTGTAATAACTCTGGAATACCAAAGTTTAAATCTATATATTTTTCTACCCTATCTATTAGATAATAAAATTCGCTTGTTAAAGGAGCGGGTTGAGGATAGTGAGGCTCTCCAAATTCAGGGTTATATTCAATAACGGCATTTGGATTAGCCCAGTCTTTTTCTAATTGACTTACACTGTCTACGCTTCCTTCTGGAATTAAAAGTTTTAAACCAGCAGCTGATTGAGCGTGAGATAAGGTTAAAGAGAATAGCTTATTTAAAAGCCTTTGAGAGTCTTTAACCTTATTCACATCCGACTTTGGATAGGGAGTATTAGTCCAAATGTTTGTAAAAGGAACAATTGGATAAATGTCGGTATTAAGAACTCGCTCATATAATAGTACATCTCCTATGCTGGTACACTGCATAATTCTTGTTTGAAATACTTCTTCTATTTCTACTGCCCCAGAAGCAATTGCTTGAACGTTTTGCTCTTCTTGTAACATTTCAGCATAAATTTGAGCATTAATTATTTTTTCTTCTCCACTAGAAGTATTGAATAGCCTATAAAAAGGAACTCTTGTTTTATAAAATCTGTCTAATATTTGATATTTTTGATTTACATTGTAATCTAAATGTTTTGCTTCTGCTGGAGTAAGAATATTTTGAGAATTTTTTAGGTTTGAAGAAGGATAGTCTTCTCCATATAGTGAGCTTTCACTTACATCTATATCGTCTATAGATTCTTCTAGGTCTGGATATAAATCTATTACTTGTTGTTTAGTGAGATATGTTGAAAGAATAATTCCAGAAGCGTCTGAAAAAAACCTATCTCTAGACGCAGGGTCTACATAAACTCTAAAAGGGTCAACGTGAGTATATTTAATTTCTCCTCTTCCGTAGTCAGCTTCTGGGTCCATATATACATACATATATCCAAGTCCTTGTACTGCATAGTCGTGAACAACTTGTTTGAACACAGTATCACCTTTTGATATGTCCCATATATATTCTAAAATACCCTTCCAAATATTGGAAAGTTTATTATCGGAGTCTTCTCTTCCTATTGCTGTAAATTTAGCTGGTTGAGCTGTAAGTAAAGATTTTAGCTTGTCAACTGCAGCATAAACTCTGTCAATAACAAAGTCTGCTTGACCAACAGAAGCTAAAGCGTTTGATTCTTCTTTTGTAAAATGATTTCCTAAAACAAAATCTACTGCGTCCCTTGCTTCTACATCCCAAGATTGCCTTGCGTCTCTCCATCTTCTAAAAAGCTCTTTTGTAGCTTGAGGTTTTGTTTTATTAGTTTCGTCGTAATCGATTATAGACTCCCTTTTATATTTTAAGTCTAAAATAATTAATTTACGACGTTATTGTCAAGAATTATTTATATTTTTTGTCCAGTAATCCAATTAATTGTTCTATTAGCAAGACTTTTTTCTCTATTTTCTAATCTTTCTTCTAATTTGCTAATTTCTACAGCTCCACTCTTAGGAGGTTTTGCTGTAGTTACTGCATACCACAAACCATCAAGAAGGTCATCATTTCTGCCTTTAGGAAACTCAAACATTTCATCTACTAAGTCTTGATGTTCTTTTTTAATAAAAAGTTTTCTTCCATTTACTATTGGGCATAACAATGTTTCTAGCCTGTCTTCTTTTTTTATTCCTCCGGGAGGCCTTACTCCCTGGGAAAGACCTGGAGCTAATTTCCTATCAGAACCAGCCAGTTTATTAACGTGGTCTTTAATTAATCCTTGAGCTCCAACTTTTTCAACATTAACTCTTCTAACTGGATGATATTGTCTTGCTACCTCTATTATTCTTTTCGGCATATCATACAAAGGAGAGTGTTCTCTATAGTAATCAATTAAATAAATATTTCTATCGCTATCAATTCCTATTGTAACAATAACTTGATAGTCGCTTCTAGCGTTTGCTTCATAAGCTAAATCAACTCCAACATATACGTTGACAGGTATAGCAGACTCATCAATCATCATATAATTAAATCCATTTCTTTCTTCTATGTGTCCTCTGTAATTATTAATTCTATCTATTTTGAATTTAGCACTTTCCAAATCTCTTGCTTCGTTCATATATTCTTGAGCAAACTTGTGTACAAGTCCCATATCTGAGAATCTAGATTTTATGTCATCTAGCTTTTTCTTTGTAAAATAATTTGGCCACAAAGGAATTCCGTCAACCATAGCTTTTTTATAAAGAACTGTCCACGGAGACTTTCTTCCTTCTTTTTCAGCATCCAGCCATCCATCATATACTCCTTGCAAGAAAGAATCATAATGAACTATTGTTCCAATTAACCAAATAGAACCTTCTTGTTCTTTAGAATTTTCTAAAGCAGGCTCTACGGTAGACATAACCCATTCCTTGATTTCTCTTCTTCTGTCTGGAGTTTTTGTATTTAACTCAGACTCAAAGTCATCAAGAATAATATTTGTATATCTAAGACCTAATTGAGAACGACCACGTAAACGCTGACTTGTACCTTTAGCAATAATCCTATCTCCTCTAGCTGTAGTAAATTCCTTCTCAGTCCATTTACTGCCTTTTAAATCCCCAAAATAATATTGTAAAGCAGGATTAATATCGATGTGATTTTGAATGTACTTGATGTGGTCGATAGCCTGAGATTGTTCTTCTGAAACCCAAGCAATAAATTGTTTTTTATCGGGAGGAGAAAAATATAACTGATATAATAGAGCTGTTTTTGCCAATGTAGACTTTGCGTGACCACGAGGAAGTATTATACAAGCTCTTTTTTCATCTCCTAAAAGAAGGTCACTTAATTCATATTGATAAGGAGCTGGGCTAGATTTCATAAAGTCTTCAGGTAAAAACATCTGACCAAAAGTAATTATATCTTTTTTAGCTAACTCCAAAGCTCTTTCTTTTTGAGATAAGTCTGGAGGTATTATATTAAAAGCTTCAGGCTTCTTGGTATTCTTTTTCATATACTCTATCAAGCATTACTAGTGTTTTCTTAGAATGCCAATCTCCTTCTGGTACTTCTGTAAAAGACTTAGCGCTTTGCCACAACTGAGGTCCTGCTACATATATCCAAGCTTTTTCTATTTTTCCATTATCTAAAGCAATAGGAACTGTTGTTCTTATATATAGACCATTATCTACACCTTCATATTCATCATACATATTTAGGTCTTCTTCGGTAACATCCATCATTTCTACAACAGCGCCTTTTCCTTTTTCGTTTTTAATTACAGCTGGAAAAGATTCCGTCCCAGGAAAAACTAAGCTAAAACCCTCTAACTTTCCCTTTTCAGGATACCCTCTTCTCAGAGTTCCATATACAGCCAATCTCATTAAGCATACCCTATTGTTCTCGGTATACCTAGGTTTATTACTTCAAAGCTAGGAGAATATATTGTTAAGCAATTTATGCACTTAACAGCTGTTGCATCTTTTTTTGATACATCCCAAACAAAAACTCCAGTATTAATGAGTTTGTGAGAACATATGTGACATCTATTCTTTTTTGCTATCGATTTTAACTTCTTGAAGTTTTTTGACTTCGGGTCCCTGAATTGCATTCAATTGCTCCTTCGTAAATCCCTGAAACAATGTAATAGATTCTGATTTCTTTTCTGTGTCCATCATTCCGGATATTTTCATTAAAGTGTTTAGTGCAGATAATTTATCTCTATCTGTAGAGCCTTTCTTATCTATTATACTCCTCATCTCTTCTAGTAAATATAAAGGAGTTATTTCTGCTTCGTTTAAAACTTTGTCTATTTCTTCTCTAATCAAATTTTTTACCCTGTCTGTTTTTAGCAACAGTTTTGCTTGAGATTCTGCATATGACTTTTTCTTACTAGGAAATGCACTCATATATGCTTCTACTACGTCATCTCCTTTTGCTACATACTTAGCAAATAAGAATTCTTTTTCCGTTGCTTTAGTTCTTTCTTTCTTACGTACCGAGGGAGATTTTCCATCTTTTGCGAAGGTGTGCATATTAGTGCGCATTTCTCCCTCCATAGTAACGTTTGGACCACAAACGAAAGAACCTATTATAGTCCTTACAAATGTAGTCTCTTTTTTTCTGTTAGGATTTTTTAAAATACCAACATACAGCACTTGACAAACTTGTCCATCATCAGATACAATCCAGTCGTCTACAGAAGCGTGTCTCCAATCACTACATATAGTGACCGAAGGATGATATTCTCTAAACTCATTAACATCTTCAAATAGATATTTAGTTTCTCCGTTTACTGTCCTAGTTTTCACAATTTACCTATTTCTCTTCTTTTTCGTCAACATCTTTATTAAGATTATCAACAACGAAAGAAAGATAGTTATTCAAAAGAAAACGTTTTTCCATAAGGTCTTGCTCCATTTGCATTAAAGCACTACCTATCTGATTAGCTCTTCTATACTGAGCTAGACTTTCATCTGAAAGCTCAGAAGGTAAAAACTCATATTCTTTTTCATTATGAACTATCTTTACTTTTTGTTCTTTTTCAGCCATATTATCTCCTATATTATAGCGGGTTAACTGTTGGTGGAGCATAGTCTTCTAGCTTTCTATGCAAATCTTCTAATATCTCTACATCAGCAACATTGTGCTCATATATATATTTTAAAGACTTAGCATCGCCCCATCTTGCTTTTTTCCATACATCTGGTTTTAACCTAGTTTTTCCATCAATTCCGAAAAACTCTGTTGCTGCCATAAGAGAAGACCTATGTAACTTCAATTTAGACCTAACTACATAATATAGGTCTTTATGTGATTTTTGTCTATACAAAGGAAAGTCCAGTCCGTGAAACAATGCTCTAGTACGAATGAACGGAATATCAAATCTAGTTCCGTAATAAGTCATAATCACATCATACTTGTTCATTTCATCAACAAGTTCTTTTGTAATTCGCTTATCTGACTTACCAGACATTAATTCTTCTCTAGTAATCATTGCACCAGCTACTTTCTTTTCTCCTCTGCCTTTTATACACCAAGACAACATTACGTCAATATTTGCACTAAAACCAGTAGATTCAATATCTAAATATCCAATACTGACTTCGTGACCAGTTACGTAACGTTTAGGCTTTCTAAAGCCCATAGACTCTATTTTACGAGTAACTGCCTTGTAAGTTCTGTCGTGACCTGCTTTTCTACATTCTTGATATAAAACAAATGCAGATTTTGAAGTCTTTTCATATTGATGTAATATTACTATCTCTTCATCTGACCACAGTTTTGATTTCGCCATTACTTACTCCACGCAGACGAAAACAACTTTTTCCAACCTTGAGCTACTCTATCCCAAAATCCTAGTTGTTTTTTTGCTCTTTTTTTTGTTTTCTTAGCTTTTGCCATTTATTTACCCCATTTCTGGTTTTTGACTATTAACGCCATCGCTGCATATATAGCAGTGTCTAAAAACGCATCTTCGATTGGTTCGTTCTGTGCTTCGAAGTTATGTTTAGTTGAAAGGTTAACTAGTCTGTTTATCTTATCGTTCAGCCTTACTATAATACCTAGTAAAGCTATATTGATTTCCTCTTCGGTTTTAAGCGAAGTTCCCATAGCAATATTGCCTGGACCGTAATCAAACTGTTTTTTGCAAAATGTTAAATACATCTTATTTAATACTTGTTGAAGG